TGAGTGTTGAACATTTCAAGATCGTAATGGATCACCTGGAGGAAAATTACTATGAGTTTTGGAGGTATGCCAGAATATTCCATTTCTCCGGTTCCAGGACCACTGAGCTCTTCTCCCTCCAGGCAAAAAATGTAGATCTGGCCAACCAGGAATATATGGTGACCATCAAAAAAGGAAAACAACACAAAGAAGTAACCAAGGTTATTTTGAAGGAAGTGATTCCTCTCTGGAAGGAACTGATGGAGAAAGCCAAACCAAACGATTATTTGTTTGCAAAAAATCTGGTACCAGGGAAACAATCCATATTGGCTTGCCAAATTACAAAGCGATGGTACCGGTTGGTCAAGACTTCAGATGCTATAAAGGATCATAAGGGAAAAGTTATCAAGATAACTGCTGATTTTTACGCCTTGAAGCATAGTTTCTTGGATAGTTTGCCAACGGATAAAGCTCAAATGATTGCATCTCACACGAATTCCAAAACTACTTCCATTTACCAGGTTAACCAGGACAAAAGAAATAGAGAAGTTTTAAAGGAAATTGAGATTATATAATTCTAAGCTTGCTTAGTACGAACAGTACTACAAACAATATGAAGCCAATCATAAAAGCATAGTAATCCCATGGATAAACATATACTTTTACTTCCTCAGAGTGGCTCAGTTCACGGTAAAGTTTATTGTAAAGGGTAACACTATCCTTCTTGTACTGCATCAAATATCGTTGTTCCAAACTATTTGAAGCACTGTCAATGTACTGTTCAAGATACAGTTTCCCGTCCTTTGAATAGATACGGGAGGTATTGCCCCCTGATTTTATTTGAGTGTCAATGGAAGCCAGTACGCCATCCTTGCATGGGTTTTCAATAACCGTGCTTCCGGAAGTTGGCCGGGTGATATAAACCAGCCGGTCCCGGTATTCTGTTTGGATAAGTCCGGAACTTATCTCGGTTGTATTTATTTCGCTTTCCTTCTCGCTGTCCACGGTAATTTGTTTGGATTTGCAACCAATAAATAGCAGTGCAATAATACCTAAATAAATAAAGTGATTTTTCATAATATATTAAATGTTCCTTTCAAAATGCGGAGAATCTATAAATCCATCCTTAATATTGTTTTTATTCCAATCCCCTCCCCATCTGTTTTTATCGTCCAATTGCTCCCAGTAATCTCCTAGCACTTTATAATGATCCCATTCCCAGGTCAATTGTCCGTTAATGAATAAATTAAAATCAACTGCAAGTCTTTTGCTATGGTTACCACCTGATTTAATCTGGCTTTTTTTGGCATTGTAAAGCCTTAATTGTTCCTCGTTACTTCTGAATGCATCTCCAAAAGTTAACTTCATTCCCTGACTATTAGCAAACATTATTAATTGTCCGATATGCCATGTAAATTCCTGTTGTTCTTCGCTTAGTTTACCCATTTTATTTATTATTTTGGTTCTTATCTTGTTTAGGAAAATCATCACTTTCATTATCGTGGACGCCATCTGTAGGTGTCTTAGATCCGAAAAACTTAAAGATGCGAGGCTCAAATATACCTTCTACAATTGTAAATATCGGAGCTTTCTTGCCGTAAACATAGGTGGAGTTTTCTCCAATGCTTTTAAATTCATAATACCAGAAGATGGCGAGTGGAACGCGTATCAAGATCTCTGCTGTAATCTCCATGGCTTTGATGACAAAAGGAGCAGAGCTATCAATAGTATCGGTAATAAGAAGCTTAGCGAAAAACAGATATCCAAGGAAACTAAATACCTTAAAGAAAACGAAGTACACTTTATTTATTTTGAATTTATGAATATTGCTCTTTTTCAAGAAATAATTGTATTTTATCTCCCCAAACTCAAAGTGCTGTGCTTTCATGAAGAATACCTTTGACTTCAACAGGCTCTTCTGAATCCCATACCAAGTGTTAATAAGAACAGTTCCAATGACTATCAGCAGTAGGAAGTTTGATGCCCCGAATACAGTATCGTTAATCATGAACTGGCTTATCGTTAACCCTCCTGTCAAGAATAGAGAAATAAAACTTACGGCCCCATAGTTCTTAATAGCAAGGGCCGTGATACCAATAAACCATTTTTTGAGTGCCAAAAATATAAAATTTGATATGATCATTTCTTGAGGGGTCTTAAATATTTATAAAATTGGTTCTATTTTTTTTATGCTTTGTTCTTTAAAAACCTCAAAAAAATAGTTCCAAAAACGACAATTGATATACATATAATCGAGTAAATCATAAGATAATTATTAATAGGATTGCTATTAAAAAACCGATGATATAATAACGGTTGTATTCTTTTAGGTGGTTCAGTATTTTTTCCATAAGTGTTAATTTTTTTATTGGTTCTATAAAAGGTGGTTCTTCTGGTTTAGGTGTAGGTTCTGGAATTGGTTTAGGCTCAGGTGTAGGCTCGATCACTTCGGGTTCTTCCTCTACTGTATCAACTCCCATATAAGGGGCAAAATCAGGGTCTTTAGGCACATCAGGCTCCCCGTATTTTTCAACATCATAAATAGGAGCATCTATAATTTCTGAAGTAGCTGTTTTCCAACGTTCTTCCATATAAGCATCATACTCTCTATGTTGTTTACCCCATTCATCATAAGCATCCCCTGGGTCTGTTATATCTTTTCTAATTTCCCAAATATTAGGAGCTTCAATAAATGGCATTTCAAAAGAATAAACTTGTAGTTTTAAAGGAGAATTATTACCATAAATCTTAATCTCTTCCAAAGGAGTATCTATTACCTTTATAATCTTCGCACCTTCCCATCTATTATTTCTGATAACTACATTTCTACAGTTATTTATATCGGCGATTATGCCACTTCTAGTAGAGCTTATTTTAGTTTCTTCATTTTCAATTAGTATATTTTCAGCACCTCTAAGAGTATACATTGCAGCAGGGCTTCCAAAATATCTAACAGATTTATTCCCTCTAAAAATTATATTCTTTCTAATTACGCTTTGTCTATCTCCTAAAACTGCTGTAAAATTACTGTTTGTTTCTGAAGTGTTATTTTCAAATAAAGCGTTTTCAATAGTACCTAAGCCTCCCATTGGAAACGTTAAAAGCCAAGTATTAAAATAACTATTTTTAACAATTATATTTTTACCTGCATACTGCTCTCTAACGGTTTCGATATCTACCCCACCTCTACCACTAGCTTTTACGGTTAAATTATCTATGTAAACATTTTCACCGTCGCCCCAAGCTACACCTTGTCTACCATTAGAAGTTACTGTACAATCTATTATAGTTATACCTGAATTTCTAGGTAATATTTCTCTTCTTAAATAAAGAAAATCACCGGGAATATTATTTACTACAATATTTTTAAGGTATATGTTTTTTGAAGCAACTGTTTCAAAAGCGTGTTCAAATTCTCTGGAACCATAAAATGCAGGATATCCATTTCTCATTTCAGTATGATAGCTTGTAAATTCTAAATCTTTAATACTTATATTCTGACTTTCATAGAATTGTAAGAAAACATTTTCAGCTACATTATGCCTATCTCTATCTGGTCTAGGATTATCTTCTGAAAAAGTTGGAGTAGAATTAAAAAATTTACCACCATTAATATATTTGCCGTCTACATTTGTAATCCTAAATATTTTGGCTGCTCCTATATCTCCTATATGATACCTGCCATAAAGGGCTTCTAAATCTTCTTTAAGCATTCCATGAGTTTCCGCTTCTCCTGAAAATTCTATATCATCGCCTGAATTAAAAATAGGTCTTAATTCCCTTGTTTGATCCTGTGTTATTCCTTTTAAAATTATTTTTTCCATTTTAAGTTGTATCATTATGTTAACCTCCTATGCACTATACCTGTTGAACTATTTACATACGCATAGCCAACCGCCACGCCTCCTGTTCCTGCTGCGGCATCATCGGTATAACTTCCTAAATAAGTTATGTTTAGTTTATCGGGTAATAAATCTCCATGAATCCAAAAAGAAGTAGGTGTCTGAACTTTAGCACTTATCCTTCCTCCATTAATAACACTAAATGGAGAGTTTAGAGTTCCGCTTTTATAATAAATTCCAGAAGTATTTGTAAAAGTCAAATCCCCGATTCCTGCATGTATGAATTTTAGTTCGTCCGTAGATGCAAAAATACTATCTGGAATCGTGAGTGTTTTAGAAGATGAACCTGCAAAAACAAGAAACAAATCTTTATCGGCTGCAATAAAAGTATAATTCCCCGTCGTGAAATCCGCTTCATTAACATACTTTATATCTCTATTACCTGCACTTGTCGCGATCTTATCCAATTGCGCCTGAGTAACGAAATAGGTATCTGCATTGGCTAAGACGGCTGCTTTGGTTTCTGCTGGGTTTAAGAACTCCCATAAATTACCCAAGACAAGCGGCGTTCCTGCATTGCCAAAAGTTCCTTTTCCGATTCCTACTATAAGTCCTTCCATTATCTATATGCGTTTAAAAGTGTGATACCGTATTTATTCCCCAAGAATTTAATCCTGTCTAAAATTTCTGCTTCTGAGATTACTTCATGGATGGCTGTGTGTTTCATTTTGAAATTCAAATAGCCAGTTGTGTTTCTTACCATTCTACCTATTTCTAAATTGGTATTTCCGTTAGGAAGTATATAAGCACCCTCATTTTCTGATGGCTCTGTGATAACATTTCTTAACTGCATTTTTCCATCATACCACATCGGCACATCGTTACCATAACCCCTGTACAGCCAAGCGTAAATGTGATAACCCGCAGCAACTACCGTATCTCCGTCAACTTCCTCTACAGCTATCGTATTTTGTCTTGCCCTATAATCCATCCTATTTACAGCTGCACCCCTTATTTCAGGAAGGATAAAGCTATTTGCATTGGTATTATTAGATATAGTGGCTGGGGCTATATAATCATTCCCTAAAATATCTACTACTGAAATAAACAAATAAGCCTTTCCTGTTACTAATAAAGCAGGGTTAAGAGAAAAAGCATCATTTACTCCATCAAGGGTTATTTCTGTTGGCGTAGTTGCGTTATCCACTACAGGACTTCCTAATGAAGTTAATACTGTTGCATTTAGCGATTGGTCTATCAAAGAATCTACTACCGTATTGGTTAGGTTGACTTTTCCGTTTTCAATAAAGTAACTTGCTACTGCGCTGGAATTATAAGCCGCTTCTGTTATTGGCGTTAAAGAGTTATAAATATTGCCTGCTTCGGCTTGTATTGCGCCAAAGGCTGCTTTTTTAACTCCTAATTGAACAGGCCCATTTTGATCTGTTGCATTATCACCACCAGCAATAGCTATGAAGTTTTGATTATTTCCTATGCTAATATAATTTGCTGCTATCCCAAAGGAAACCGCATCAAAACCAAAGTCTATGTCCTGAACAAAAGTCAAAGTAACCCCCTCGTCAACCGATCTATATTGTCTTATAATTATTCTTGTGCCGTTATTCACTTTAAAAAATAAATCAATTTTAGAAGGCTTCTCAGGCATTACATAAACACAAGCCCCCCATTGATCTGGATTGTTTACTACTAATGTAGGGGCATCAGGAAAAGTTAAAGCTTGATTCACAGGAGTTGCTGATGAACTTTTCCAAATAGAAAGTACATATCCACCTGAACCGTTCTCGTGAACACAATAGAAATTCCCTAACTCATCTAAAGATGGAACAGGTTGATAAGCTTGTGCTGTGTTTGATCCTGTGTAATAAAATTCTGTTGTGGCTAATTCAGCATCACTCAAAGGTGTTCCTACCTCTGTAGAAACTTCTCGGATTAAAGTACCATCCACTTTGTAATAATCAAGGAATCCACTTGCGTTAACCCTTGCTTTAAATACATTGAATCTAAACCATGTCGGTGTTGTTGTTAAATCGTTCCTCCCTGCACTTATAATTATAATATCATTAGAACGGTATTTGTTATTTACACCCATCTGATACCTCTCAGCCTCCCCTGATTGAAGGCTTAATAGTTTTTTATTCGTACTCCATGTCCCTTCTATTGCTCCAGAAGTGTTTATTAAAAATCCTGCTTGCGTGTCATTGTATTGACCGACTGAAACAAGCGCTCCATTGTTTTCAGTAAGGTTAAAATAAGTATGTCCTTCTGTACCTAAATTCTTTAGGTTGCTTTCAAAGATTAATGAATCATTATTGGCTTTAGTTTTATGAATTTTTGAAGGATTTACATTATGATAATTCTCCTGCACAACGTAAAGTCTGTCATTTTCCCAATGTAGAACGGGGTGATCGTGTGAGTCATACTGACCTGAAGAACCATAAACCCTGTGAATTGGCTTTAAACCATTAGAAGTATATTCAAGTACATTAAATCTATTTGTGCCAGCCACTAAAAAGGCTGCTAATGTCTTACCTCCTTTGTAGAAAATAACAGGGCTCCATAATTGATTTACAGGTGAACTTTTAGCAATTTTATAATTTGTAGCATCAAAGATTGTAGTGGATGCATCAAAAGTTATAGATTGAAGCTCTGTTACTGCTGCTGTCGTGCTAAAATTAACCGCTGCGCTTTGTGCCGACTCATTCCCTGCATCATCAACAGCTGAAACTGTTACGTTATACGCTGTAGAAGCGGTAAGCCCCGATAAAGCGTAAGTTAAATTCGTTACTAAGGTGGTGTTTTGTTTAACCCCTGCTAAATAAATATTATATCCTGCTACTGCCATAATTTAATAATCTGTTGAAGCGTTCCAAGTTGCGGTTGCGCTTGTATCTGTTATATTACTAATTGTCAATCCTGTTGGTGATGAAGGGGCTGTGGTGTCGCCTATTGTTTTCCATCGTATCGTTTCATCCCCTGTCTTTACAAATCCGTTTGTATTCAGATATGCAAGACAATCCGCTTTCGTGAAATTAGCGGGTAATGAAGTTATAGGGATTTCTATAGTTCGGATATTAGAATTGTTTACTTCGCCAGTTCCTCCTGCCACATCCATACTCTCCTGCTCGCTCAACTTCCTGTAATCGGCCTCTGTTCCTAAGGTAGTCCCCAGATATTCAAAGTCTGCATAACCAGCATCTACTGTGGAAAATCCCGAAGCATCGGCAACGGTGTAAATCCCTTTATCCACTTGGCTTCCTTTCGCTGCTACCATTGCGGCATAGGTGAGATATCTGCCTGTAATTCCTGAACCGCCTCCTGGAATTGTTAAATCTATCAATCCGGCAATAGAGGTTTGTGGCGTTCCCCCATTAATAGATATGCTATTTATTTTCTCCACCCAAACAATAGAGCCATCTGCTTGAGAAACTGGAACGAGTCCTAACTGACTTGGAACATCCAGTCCTGAAGTTGATGCAGGTGGGTTTACAGGTTCGGCATTTACATCTATATAATCATCTGAAACTGTTTGAGATTGTCCAAGGCCTATATTGGTTTTATTGCCTATATAAATATAATTAACAGCACTTCCCTGTCTCAAAGATTTAAAAACATTAAGTGCAGAAGCGATTATTGCGTAAGGACCATTATCGTTTATGAATATTTCAATGGGTGTAGATCCAATTTCTCCAAGATCGATCACGTTGTTCTGAAAATTGGTGACAAAGGAAATAAACTCGAGGTCCCCTGAAGTTATAGGTATTCCATTAACCCCGTAATTCCCTTTCCCGGGTTTGAATTCCCAGAAATAAGATTCGGTTGCGTTGCTCGCTGCCACATCTCCAATGATTCTAATTGCTTTAAATAATATTCGCTGACTTCCAGAGACTGAAAACTCCTGGTTGTTTACAAAATCTATGATTTGTTGTACAGAATTGAGTGTCCAGTCCATTTGAACCACCACGACTCTTGTAACTATGTTCCCGCTTAGTGATGAAACACCAGTACCGGAACCACCTTGCTTCAAAAATAAAATCGGGCTTAGGACTTCAGCTAATTCAATAACGGAATTGTAAACCACTCCATTAATGGATATACCTGAAAACAAGGTGTAGGGGACTAATTCATCTGTTGTATCATAAGCATTTACAACACGAATTTTTGTTCCGGATACGTAACTGTGAAAATTACGGACCAACGTAACGTTATTTATCTGGAAGGTACTTTCACCTTCTATGTATTCTATATTTACCATTGTGGTGCCCTGGTTGTAATGTCTCCATCTGTTGTATCATCGCAGTCGAGGCAGTCTTTATAATTGATTTCTTTTCTGTCCATGTACTTGGCCACATCGGCAAAGAGCTTATTGGCATCCTGCCTGCAAGAATAATAGATATCCTTTTTCTCTGAATGTGATATCGGTTCTGAATTGGGTGTTTTCTTGGTTACCACTCCGTGCGAAGTGCTTACTGCTCCACTTTTTAAAACAAACCGGGCGTAAGTGAAATAGGAAAGAACAGCTTCCAAGCCTTCGTGGTAATAAATCTTACCACCTATGGTATATTCTTGTCCAATTATGATCGCTGGATTGGGTGCAGTATCTTTATTTTTGAGCATATCAAAATAAAACTCATCGCAAAGCAATGGTTTCAAATCAAACTCCTGGGCCTCCCGAATGAACCGGCTAAAATCATTGGTATTATAACCAATAGCAACCTGAAGGTACTTCTCAACAGTAGCTTTATTTATTAATAATGGTTGTATCATTCTGAAGGGTTTTATGGGTTAGCCTCTTCCTCGATCGTTCCATCTTCCATAAGGGAATACAGTCCAATGGACCAATCTCCTGAAGGGTTGATGTCGATATGGTAGTTTCGGTACAATTCCGAAAACAAACGTTCCAGCTTCTGCCTATCCTTTGCTGTAGATTTGTTATATAAACTCTCCGCAGCTCTCAAGTCATCCCCGGAAGTGCTTCCAAGTTTCCCTTGTACGAAATCCACCATCTGAGGCGGTATATTTTTCCAAGCTTTCCGGATGTAGTTCGCTGAGCTCTCTTCGAAATGCTTGTATTTATCGGCTTTGGTTTCGTCCTTAAGAAAGTCAAATTTGAATTTGCTGACCAATTCATTGTCGCTGTCAAATTCATCTTCAACCAAAAGAATTCCACCGGCATGTTCATTGCCGTAGATATTTTTAATATTTGTTTCAAATCCAGTTTGCTTTTGCGGGTTATCAAATTTTTTATGCCGAACAATCCACGCATCTTTGAAGCCCTTTCTAACCATACGGTTGTAATGAAGGCCAAGACCTGCCTCGGTGTCGGAATGCATATAGCAGTTTTCTACCAGGCTCTCGGCATAGGTGCTTTTGGAGTTTAATTTGAAGTACAGGATCTGTCCCTTGTAATTTTCCCAACCTCCATCACGTTCTACTTGTGCCTGGATCACAGCGGGGTTTGGATTGTAGGCATCGTAGACCTTGATTTTCTTCTTGTCTGCCCTGCGGTCCCATCCATCAGGATTTAAAATGATCTTCCCGGCATAATCGGCATCATCTTTTTTACCAGATCTGCATTGATCATAAGGAATTACGTTGAATCCTGTTTTTTGATAGGCAGCATTATAGCCAACCTGGACAAATACCCCTTGCTGTTCTGAACATTCGGGGGCTATCTCAAACAATAGATCCTCAGGGCTGCTGGTTTCAAGCAAATTATCAGTAGGTTCTTCCGTCATTTTAGCTGAGAACCCGGAACCTCCTAAAAAGGACTCATAGATTTCACAACATTGCTTGGTAGTAGGACTGGCCTTGATAAGATTCTCAACCAAAACAGGATAGAGGTTATCTTCGCCGTTGAAGATAACCCCTAATTGTTTGTTGAATACCTCCTTTTTTTTCTTGGAGTCTACTGATATTACTTTACTATCCATAGGTTGTTTTCAACTTATTCAGCGGCTTCAGTGATCTCGGTCATACGTGCTTCAATAGCAGCATATACCCCTTTTCTATCTCCCCCGGCTTTTTCCTCTGCCAAAAGAACATCTAGTTCTTCAGAAGTGCTTATAGATTTTATAGCATCGGAAACCTGGGCTACATTACCTCCTAAGATTCCTTGATCTTCTTTTACCGGTGTAGCTTTCTCAGCGGCTTTTGGCATCTTGGCGAACAACACGCTTCGATTGGGATTTACTTTCAATAATTCTTTCGCGATTTCATCGGTAAGATTCAAATCTGAATAATACTTATTGGTTCCTTTCACGTGGATTACGGAACCGCTTTTCATTCGGTATGCTCTGTCTGCTTTGCTCATGATATTTTCATTTAGATTAATTGATTGCACTTTATTTATATAACCGGGAAGAGCAGCTGCACAACTTTTGCAGGCCATCCCAAAAACTTCTTCGTGTATTTCAAAGACAAATTTTAAAAGGGGCATTCCGTTATGGAAGCCCCCTTTTAAAATAAATTCAGAACTGGAGCTTTGTATCAGTTCAATTTTCTCTTTAAGATTCACTTACACTGTAGTATTCACAACGAGTGGCGTACTTTGAGCTGATTCATTCCCAGCAGCATCGATAGCTGATACGGTGAAAGAATAAGCTGTTGAAGCTACAAGGCCATTCACGGTTGCTATTAATGCTCCCATTACTGTTTGGATTAACACAAGGTCTTTATAAATTCTATAACCGGTTACACCAACTGCATCAGCTGATGCATCCCAAGCTAGATTTGCGGATGTTCCTGTTACTCCTGAGCTAACCAAATTCGTTGGTGCTGTAGGTGCTACAACATCAGCATTCAAAGTGTTCGCTTCCAAGAATGCCAGGGTTGTAGCATAATCCATGTCCTGGAACAATTTGGCATCGGTACCTTCTTCTTCGCCTTCTTTGGTTGCAACGGTCAATGTGGCAACTCCGGAGTTGGCAATGAAATCATTTTCGTAAGCATTGAAGAGCATTCCAGATTCGAAACCGGATATTTCAAATGCCAGTTCTCCATTTTCACCACCGTCGACTTTTTCCACAATGGAAAATATCCTGGCACCGTCAACGATTTCCTGAACCCGCTCGCGCTCATTTTCACCCCGGTAAAGGATGTTCACGATATCGGTATGTGCAAAGCCATTACCGTAATCTCCGACAACCCCAGCAGATTTAAGTCCGTTGGTTTTGTCATTTCCAAGAACCGGATACAACTTGGCACCCAGTTTAAGAACTAAGGTTGTGATCTTGGTTCCACGGTTGGCTAGAACCGTGGCTTCCTTATCAATATCAGATACGTTCCCGTACCACTTTTTCTTTAATCCTGATTTAGGCTTATATCCACAAATCTTTGCAAAGTTCCCGCCTAATCCTATGTTACATTTTACTGGCATATCACTGGTTTTTAAAATGCAGCTCCAACTGCATAAGGGTTAGGTATTTTGAAATCCATCAAGTAAGATGCTTTGATGTAGAAGTTCTCGTCTGCTCCACCTATATATTCCAAACGTAAATCTGTAAGGGCTGCGGTATCATCCACACCAATTTGTAGGTTTGATTTATCTGCGATCAACGCCAAGTGAGGGATGTTATCAGAATAAGTTGCTGGGGTAGGATCTAATTTTCTGAAATCACGTTTCACGATCTTGTCGTAAGCAAACTTCAAATCGGTTAAAGACTTGCCATCAAACTGAGGCTCAAAGGCACCTTGGATAGCAGATACACCGCTTTCCAATAACTTGCCCCTGAATTCGTCTTTGTAATTTTTGAACAAGGTGTTGGAAGTCAAGAACTGGTCTCCTCCTTCAAACTCAAGGCTCTCAACCAGATCGTCATAAATGGTTGTTGCTTCCCCGGCTGCTAATGCCTGGGCCGCTAAATTTGCACCTGCATTTTTCGTGATATCAACGAACTGAGCTGCGAGTTCTGGAGTCGCTTTCAAGAGCTGAAGGGTCTTCAACAACCCGGCATCGATCTGATCGTAATCTCCTGCAACACCTAAAGCACCTGTACCAAGGATGGCATCTACTGTAATGTCTTTATTTCCAAAGATGGCCACACGCATAAAATCCTTTGCCATAGATTTCGCAACCATCGTTTTGATGAAATCAATTAAATCTGATTCCTGCAAGTTCCTACGGTCATAGCCATTGGCCAATCCCCATTGTGTGAATGCACCTTCAAATTCGGTGTAACACATTTTGATGCGGACATCCATAGAACGTGGGTTCCATTTTTGGGAGATCCCGTTGATGTTGAAAGCTGAAAAAGTTGGGGCACAACCTGTTTGCTGCTTTGTAATGTATTCCTGATCCTTGAGCGCAACTACTTGTTGCCCTCCCTTTATTCCGGGGGTGATCTGGAAAATACTATCAGCGGGGCGAGTGATTGCATCCTGTACAATCGCATCTCTCAGGTCTTGCAATAACCTGTCGCTGTTGTTGATTTCGATAAATGAGGTGAGTAAATTCATTGTTTAATTCGTTTTTTGATTGATGATTTTATTTTTTTCTTGATTCTTACGGGCTTCACGCTGATTGGCGACCTTTGCTTCAAATGAATCTTCTCCCTCTTCCTTGATGGATTTTCTTTCACCTTTTGGGGTTTTGGAAAACTCTTTGGACTTCACTGTTTTCTGAAGGTTCACCAATGCCTTGTCGTGTTTCTCAAATCCTTCCAGGATAACACCTAGC